TTAGCCTTATCTGAAGTATCAGATACCCCTAAAGTTTTTATTTTTGCAATATCACCTACTGAATATTCAAATGTTGTATTTTCATATTCAAAATCGGATAATACAGAACCAATTCTTACTTTTATGTCTGAACCATCAACTGAAGACTTACCAAACGCATAAGTTGCTATTCCTACAGAATAAGTATCGGTTACAACTCCTACAAGACCAGTAACATTATAAAATTGGTTATCTGACTTTGAAGTATAAGAAACTATACCAACAGTTGATCCATAAGATACATAAAGATCACCAGATTCAGGAAAACCAATTGTAGAATCAACAGTAATACACGATGCACCTACAGAAATATTTCCAATTGCTTTTGTTGTTGGTTGAACAGTAAATTTACCATAAATTGAACCATCAACTCTAATATCTTTATTATAACCACCATCAAGACTTAATTTATAATATGTTTGACCAACACCACTATATACTTCTTCAACTGAAGCTATTGGAGAATAACCTTGATCTTCACCACTTGTTGTTTGCTGAAAAAGAGTAGAATTAACAAGATCTACTGGATTACCTTCAACTGGTTCAACAACTAAATCTTTAGTAATTTGATATTGAGCATTGGAAGGTGTAAGAAGAAAATCTTGAGGTTTTACAATTTCTACATCAGTATCATATGAACTCCTAAAAAGTAATTCAAATGATTGATCAGTACCCTTTGTCGAATAAAAATCTTTTGATTGCTTTATAAAAGTATTTTGATTTAAATTAGGAGATAATTTTCTTTCTTCTAATCCTGGTAAAACTTGATACTTTATTTTTTTCAAAAATTCCTTTAAAAATAAAGTACTTAAATTTTGAATAGTAGAACCAATAGAAGTAAGTGAATTATTGTCGGCATAAACACTACCTTTATGGACTACGGCTGTTGTATTACTAAAAACTAAAGTATCTTCTTGTGTTGGATCTTTATATGATGTTATACCACAAAATCCCCTTACACATCCTGTAAAACTTGTATCTGTTTTATTAGTATATGTAATAATTTCATCATCAATCTTTATTATGCCATAAGTATCTGGAAATCCAATCGTCCCCGTAGGAGATTGACGCATATCAATAGTAATTACATCATCATTATTGGATATATCACTACCAAGTACAGCAGAATATGAAGTATTTGTATTTTCGTCTAATTTAATATATTGATCAATATTATTCAGCAAATCAATCGGTGCTGATTGAGCCTCTTGAGATTCATAATACTGTTTTATAAAATCAACGACTAGAGGATACTCCGATCTTACATAATCGGGAAACTGACTTTCTAATACGTTAGTAAGCTTTACTCTTTTCTCTGACATTTATTTGTATTGATTAGTATCCTGTAGTTGTTACTGTAGATGCACTATCACCAATTGTTGTACCACTATCTATACTACCACTAGCGGGGCCTCCTGAGCGAACCAAATTACCTCTATCATAACTTGAAGTTACAATGTAATTTGATGCTGATGGATCTAATCCCGATGCAATTTCATCTACAACCATATTAAAAGTACTATTACTTACATCTAACTGTAAATAAAGGTCTTGTAAACCAATAACATCATTAGAAAGAGGACATGCAGAAATTTCAATGATCGTTTGACCATCTTTTTGCTTACCATCAGTAATATTTACTGGATTTATAATCACAATTCCTGTCGTATAATCAATTGTACCCACATTTCTCTTTATAATAGTAGGAGTTTGTGAAATTACTGAAGGTAAAGTAAAGAAAAATAGAGAACCAGTCTTTAAGTCGCTATTAGGTAAGTCACTAAGATATACTGCTTGACTTAAACCATTAATTTTGAAAGAAGTAGATTTTATGTTATACCCAGAAGCCCTCTTAACATGAAATGCATTACCAAATCCAATTGCATATTCTGCAAATGCATTAAGAGAAACTCTTAAATCACGTCGCATATAAAGTGTTGTAATGTTAGAAGTAATAGCATCACTACTATCATCGATGATTTTTAGGAACTTACTATACTTAAATCTAGCTCCATATTTGTTCATTTCGCTAGAATCTGCATATTTTGAAGCATTATTACTAACAATACTACCAACATCCTCTGCAGAAGGTGCTAAATTTGTATTATAGTATACAGATGACTGAATTTCGAGATAAAGATACTTTAAATCAAGTATTTCAGGGACAATTCCTGCAACAGCATACTTTTTAAGTTTATTTTTGATATTTTGCTTAATTAAGTTGGGTAAAAAATCACCAAATCTTGGTTTTATACTAATAAAGACCTTTCCATACTGTGGAGGAACTAATTCTTCACCTCCAAAAACAGAAATTGACTCTGTATCGGGATAAATTTTACTTGGAATTAAAGCTTCATAATCATTTGCGGTCAAAGCACGGTTTTGAGACGCATAAATGCGTGGAGCATACTTTTTAATTGAATCTACAGACTCAATTGTAGCACCTCCAGAAGACTTTGTACCTGCTGAAATGAGTGAGATGCCAGATGTAACCACATATTCAGCTCCACCTATGTTATAAGTGATTCTACCTGCAAATTGGAACTGATTTATGCCATTTGCAGCATCTCCATTGGATACAATATAGTCTGAAGTAATAAAATTACCATCTTCAAGTGCTTTTCCAAAAACTCCATCCCCAAAAAAGATTTCATATTGCTCATCATCAGATTCTTGAAGAAAATATACGTTAGAATCCTTATCAATATCAAAAAGACTGTCCTGTTTGCTATATTTTGTTGATGGAGCAAATTCTGAGTTGTCAGTTTTAACAGAAACGTTAATTAAATCAGTATCTATACCAATATTTGGTAAAATAAACTTCTGATTTGGGTTTCTAGAACTATAAGTGAAGTTAGTAGTCAATAATGACCCTTCATTTATCTGAATATTGTTAAATGTTGCAGTATTATCAACTACAGGAACTGTTATATCCTCTGGAATTGAGAAAATAAACGAAGAATTGCCAAAATTACCTGCACTAGATGCAACTGGGCCCTTTTTAAGGGTAATTGTAGAGGGTTTTGGAGTAAGATCTTCTGTTCCAACGAAAAAAGTAACGAAAGCTGAAGCAGATTTACGTGATTTTGGTAAATATCCAATATTTCTTGCAAGTGCAACCACATTTTCTCTTAGTGTTGCACTATCAATGAAGACTTCATTCGCTACCATGTTGGCATTGTATGAAGTAATGTAAGTATTATATGCTAAAACATCTAAAATTGTTGATAAGTTAGACCCATCAAAGTCATAATCCGTAAAATTGGAATTAGACTTTAAATAATTCTTAAGAGTAGTCTTAACCTGATCAAAATCAAGGTTTGAAAAATTAACTAATGGCATTTCTTATCTAGTCGGCTGCAAAACAAACTGTAATGACTGTGGTGGAACATCTGCCCCTATAATTTGATATTGGATAATAACATCAAAACTATTATTATCTGGGATAGGAATTGCCTCAACGGTTAATAACCTAACCCTTGGTTCATAATTTATAATAGATGTTTTAATTTCGCCTTCTATTATGTTCGCAGTTATTGAATCAATATTCTCAAATAGAGATTCAGATACCCTTGATCCAAAACGTTCATTAAAAAACTTCTCACCAGGCACAGTTAGTACGATATTTCGTAATGATCTACTAATCGCAGTCTCATTTTTAAGGGCAATAAGGTCTGAATTCAGAGGATTAGTCTGAAATGACATCGAAACGTCCTTAAAACCTTGGCTTACCCTCTCTAACGGCATTAAAATACACTTATATTATATTTTATTTATCATCCTATTTAACCAATAAAAAAACCCCCTACATTGTAGGAGGTTTGAGTAGTTTATCCTTGTCCTCTGGTTCTTTTCTTTGCCCCATTACGAGAGGTTGCCGCATATTTGGTATGTTTTCCTCTTCCTTGACGAGTTTTTTTCGGGGTAGATTCTATTTTATTATCCCCACTGAATGTTTTTGCCATTTAGCATCCCTCCGAATCATGTGTAATTTCATCTATACCGTCTTTTAAATCTCTGTCGAGTTGTTTCATCCGAGCAGCGACGGTAGGTTCGGTTGCTCTGACACGATATTGAACCGAGTCACGCTCCGAGAGTTCTGTAAGAACTGCTGCTTGTAGATCCCATAGATCTGATGAGTCCTTATTCTTTAAGTGGTGTTCTATCCACTCTCTGATTGCTTTGTCTCCCATTAGATTATACGAGTTTTTTCGTGGCCTACCCTGATACGAGGATCGCACCAGATTTCATAACCCTGTTCGAGGGCATCAAGACAGAAACTTACATCCTCTCCACACATATCTTGTACTGCACCTGACTCAAAGACTTGCATCTTAGGAGCAAACCAAGGATATGGGAGTGTCTCAAAGACTCCTTTCTTAATACAAACCCAACCAAAACCTGTGTAGTCTACAGTGAATGGTTTCTTACGCTTGCTGATCGATTCCACAGTCTCATGGTTCATAACTCCACCGTTCTTGCGGAAGTCATCTTCTTCTAACCAGTGAGCAACAGAGGTAGTACTGCCGTCTTCGGTAGCATACCAACCTGCTGTAATCTCTTTCTCTTCTTCTCCGTTATTTGCAAGATCTAGTAACTGCCAGAATTGGTTAGTGTTAAAGACTATATCCGAGTCAATCCAGATCTGATAGTCATACTCTAATTTACCATCCCAAGGTATTTGCTTAGGCCCTCTGAGAACATTTGCTCCAAGACACTTACATCTTGCAAAGTTTACCATAGATGAGTAATCCTGAGATATCTGAATACTCATACCATTCTGTACAATGTCAAAGCATAATTGCACAAAGTTCTTTAAGTATGTGTAAGATACTCCTCTACCTGGTAAACAAAATACTATCTTCTTTCCTTTAAATCTTTCTTTAATGGCAGGTATATCCCATTCTGCTTTTTTAGAAGGTTTGGGAGCAGTTGCCTTTACTGTAAATCCTTTGGCCATAATACGTTGTAATTACAATTCAATTATACTTCGGTATTATGTATATGTCAATGTTAATATGAATCCTCTTCCCACATGGGGGTTTTCTGTATAACCTTACCTGGTCCTCCGACTCCACACTTAGGCCCTAGTTTAATATATGAGATATCATCCTTACTATACTGTCCTCCAAGTAGGTCGATCATAACTTCAAGTAACTCCCACTTCTCTTCAAATTCCTCTTCTTCTAGATTACAATACAATACTCTATCTTTTGCATAGATGTGATAGGTAGTAGAATCCAAAATTTTCATGGGCGATTTTTTTATATATCAAAAAACTATAAGGGGGTTTTCAGGCCACCAAAAATTTTTTTATATTTTTATATCTCTCTCGCTTTGTCACCTCTGTAGGTTAGGGTAGTTAACCTTTTTTATAACGGCAACGCAACCCGCCCCCGATAACAACGAACCGCATAAAACTGCTGATTCACGGATATAACAATTATACCATATTACGCCCTTATGTGTCAACAACTGTGTAAACCACTGATTAACATTTAGTAGACATAAAATAAGACCACTAAGTGTTAATTAGTGGCCTTACGGTTGTTGTTACTTATAGGACTGTATCTGCACCCTCCACAATATCATCTAAAACGGCAAGGATTTCATTCCCATTGTTTGCATTTTCGAGCAGGAATTCTGCAAAGTTCGATGATACAAACTGTGTTGCACTAACTGTCATTTTGCTGTATAATATAAAGTGTAAATGAACAGTTTAAAGTCTTACTCAGGACTAATAAAAAAGGGGACGTAATTTGCCCCTTAGTTAGTATTAATTAAGGACGTTAATCTTGACACTCTGTTTTATCAAATAGTGTCTGTAATTTGTCACCGATAGTATCAAGAACCTCAACGTAATCGTCATGATCTTGAAACTCACTTAGTGCCATATCTATCACGTCCCATTGATAATCAGTGAAGAAATTACGGAAGGTTTGTAACTCTTTAACTGTGAAATCTTTGGTTGAATTTGTCATACTTAGTGAACGAAAATGAAAGTGGTTTGTAATACTTTGGGAGTGTGTCCCTTCACTATAAGGACACTTTAAACGTCCCCCCTTTCTATACCCCACCTCAGAGGATTTGACATGTCTTCGATATAACTTTCTACCCTCTCATCAGCCTCCAATTTGAATACTTTATCCCACGCAATTTCATGTGGATTAAAGTCATCGAACACGTCTAATTCCAGCGTTATTCTATACTTAGTCTTCGTACCGTAAATGTTAGAAACAGTCATCAGATTAGGGGAGTTTGAGTGTTATAAACCATTATACAATCTCTTCGTGAAACTGTCAATAGTTCGGATGTATTATGTAGGATTGTTATAACTTAAAAAAGCAAATCCTCACAGAAAATATTCTCTTCCTCTTGACAAAAAGAGCGAGATTATGATATAATGCTCGCTTAGATCACAAAGAAAATAACACTTAAAACACCTAATTCCACAGGTTATATAACAAATTGTGGAAAAGATGTGGAAAACAAGTTCCTATTTATATGACCATTTTAAACCCTTATTTAACATAAAAGAGCATAGTTTTCCACAGAAAGTATCAATAACTGTGGAAAACTTACATATTTAAAGTCTATTTTTCAACTCTAATTCCCACCTCTGAATGTATTGATTAACAGTGAAAATTATCTCCTCTTTCTTATTATGTTCTATCTCTAATCTCTCTAATAAAATATCAAGATCTTTGAAGAATTGCTGTTTAATTGGTAAAGATTCCATAGTTAATTACTCCCAATAAAGTGCATTAAAGTGTGAAATGTTTAAGTAATTTATATCATCGTACTTAGCTGAATCTCCTCCTTCAAATACAAACTCTTCCATCAAATATTCTGCACTAATATTACCTAACTCTTCGCAACTTCTTAATACATTACCGATCATTTCATCACCTAAGTTACATTCATCGATGCAATATGCGATATCTTCTTGTAACTGAGCAGACTTAATCTCCTCTCTGAGTGAATCGATCTGTTTCTGATTTGAGTTTTTCATTGTTAATAATTGGGTAAGGATTGTCGTAGAATTTAGGAAATCTGTAATGATAATCTTTCAGGATTTCATTATACAAATTGGGGAAATCTTTCTCGTTATATTCTATCATGGATTGAAAAAAGAAGCGAGTTTAATATTACTTAGTACCTTACGGTTAGTCTTATTAAACTGATGATAATTGCTTGGTTTAACTCTATTAAACTTTGCAATTTGGGTTACTATTTCACATGTAAGATAGCTACGTGAAGTGTTAGTATTGGAAAAGATTAGAGTCATAATGTAATTAATAGTTGTGTAAAGTGCGGTAAGGTTTATAACACTTTTTGTAATCATCTTGTGTTTGTAAAGTGTTAATAACCTGTTCATCATTTAGATACCAATTATCGGGAAATCTGTTCCCATAATTAACATCTGGTGCAAAATCTTCATCGTTCATTGTTAATTACCTGAGAGTGATGGTTGATAGTATTGTGGTAAATTATCCTTATTATCTGTTATTCTATAATTGAAATTATCAACCCTATCTCTTACTTCTGAATCTAATTGTGCCTCATTGATATATCTTTTGTTCTGAGTTTCACCTCTAAATGTAAGTATTCTTAGATACTTATCAGGTAAAATGTTATTGTTCCAGTCCTTTAAAGGGTAGTAATCTAATACTACGGAACCACCTTTTGCAGTAATTTGTGTCATAATAAAAAAGAAATTGCGATTTGGAAGTATTAAAAAAGGGAGTGAAATTAACACCCCCTCAGTGTTATTTTAGTACCAGATTTCAGATCGAATAGTATCACTTTGAGTGTAATATTCGGGAGAATACCAACAAGAAATGCTATCAGATTCATGCACTTCGTTGTAATACTCTTTCTGAAGTTCTGTGTACTCAATGTTAGTCAAAGTTCTCATAATGTGAAAGAAAAGTAATAATGAAAGGACTGAAGTTTGCTTACAATGTTATGCAATTTGTAGAGAGTCTGCATCTATAAGTATCATCCCATCCCAAAAGCTTTCTGTTT